AAGTTGCAATCGCAGCTGATGCCGCAGCAATCGTGTTCTTGAACGTTAACGCTTCACAAGTAAACGTCTTCTGGCAACGTGATTCGCTTGAGATGTTACCTGGTCGCTACGCTGTACCTGCTGATGCTGGTGTTGCCGTTATGCGAGCAAGTACTGACCAAGGCATCGAGTTGGTTATGCAGAAGTTTTATGACATTGACAGCATGACCATCAAGTATCGTCTTGACACGCTGTTTGGTGTTGTGAATAAGAATCCTGAGATGTCAGGTATCTTGTTATTTAACCAGTAAGCAAGGTTTGGGGGGGCGAATGCCTCCCCATTTACAGGAAACTAAAATGCCATTGACAAAAGGTTACTCTAGCAAGTCTATCGGTAAGAATATTAAGATGGAAGAGAAGTCAGGCAAGCCCCGTAAACAGTCGGTTGCTATTGCATTGAATGTTGCACGGAAAGCGGCTATGAAAGCAGGTAAGCCAAGTAAAGCACCTAAAAAGGCAAAATAATGGAAAAGCAAGTTCTTATGCCAAAGTATATGAAAGGCAAGAAGCCAATCAAAAAGCGTAAACCATCTAAGCCTATTGACGGTATTAATCATCGTTTGCTTAGAGAACAGGAGTTGGCAAAGGAAGTTGTTGAGGTAGAAGATAACTCAGCACCAACACGGGCAGAGCTAGAAATAATGGCTACCGAGCTTGGTATTAAGTTTGATGGTCGGACAACTGATAAACGGTTGTCAGATAAAATTGACCAAGCATTAGGGGCTAATGATGTCGTGGACTAAAAGACAGTTCGTAGAAGCCGCATTTGATGAGATTGGTTTAGCATCTTATGTGTTTGACTTAACACCTGAACAGTTACAGTCTGCATTAAGACGCTTAGACGCTCTCGTAGCGGCTTGGAACGCTTTAGGCATACGATTAGGTTACCCATTACCATCTAGCCCACAGGACAGCGATTTAGACGAACAAACAAATGTTCCTGATTCTTCTGTTGAGGCACTATATACAAATCTAGCTGTAAAACTTGCACCGAGTTACGGTAAGCAAGTTATGATTGAGACTAAGGTCACAGCGAAAGAATCTTACAATACATTGTTATCATTAGCCGCTATGCCGATGGAGCAACAATTACCATCGACTATGCCAGCGGGTGCGGGTAATAAACCGTGGCGTAATTATGACAATCCGTTCTTGCAACGACCTGTTGACCCAGTATTAGCAGGTCAAGATGGTCAAATAGAATTTAATTAAGGAATATCATGCCTACCATCAATCAACTTGCAGGTGTTAGCCAACTATCAGGTGGTGACTTACTACCCGTATACGTTCCTAACAATGGTGATGCTCGCAAAATCTCAATTACGCAATTGCTACAGTACTTTCAGCAGACATTCGCAGCGCCTACCGTTGCCACAAGCGTTTATACACCTGCCACAGGGTTTAACATAACCGTACCCACACCGACAAGCGAACAGCAATGGATGCTATTACAACCTGCTAGTACGCTTGCCACAGGTACGATTACCTTACCGTTGAATACAGGCGTACCCTCAGGCACACAGATTTTAGTGACAAGTACGCAGACCATTACAGCATTGTCGATTGGTTTGAATGGCTCAAGTGCCGCATCAGGTGCACCAACCACACTCTTAGCGGGTGGATTCTTTACTTTACGGTTTTACCAAGCCACTAATTCTTGGTATCGTGTCGGTTAATCAAAGGAAATAAAATGGCTTTTTATACTTCACCATTCGCACCTGGCTACGGTCACGGTACAGTTGTATCAGCAACAGGCACATCTGCTAACGCTGCGATTGACGCTGCCTCACAGACTTTGTGCTTGACTAACTTGGGCTCGGCTGTTGTCTATGTCAAGGTTACAGAAGACTCAACCGATACGGCTAGTACGGCTGATTACCCGATACCAGGCGGTTGTCAGGTCAGCATCACTAAAAACCGTAACTATAATCGTATTGCTTACATCTCAGCCGATGGCACATCTTTGCATGTGTTGCCTGGTGAGGGGTTCTAAATGTATCCATTGACACGCATGAGATGTCGCTGTCGTTTCTGGAACGCAGGTGGTGGCCCTATCTTTGGTGCATTACTACTAGAAGATGACTCGTTTATGCTACAAGAAGACGGTAGCTATATTTTATTGTCATAACGTATAGGTTGTGCAATGGCGACAAAAGACCCAAGATTAGAACGTGCGGGAGTGGAAGGCTTTAACAAGCCCAAGCGTACACCGTCACACCCGACTAAATCTCATGTGGTGGTAGCAAAAGATGGCGATCAAATTAAAACAATTAGGTTTGGTCAGCAAGGTGTTAAGGGTTCGCCTAAGGCAGACGGTGAATCTAGTAAAGACAAAGCAAGACGAGAATCATTCAAAGCTAGACACGCTAAAAATATATCTAAGGGTAAAATGAGTGCAGCGTATTGGGCTAATTCCGAAAAATGGTAATTAAACGGTAATATAAATGCAAATTCCCATTCTAAGTGGTATTTACACCGACAATACGCCAGAGTTACGTACTAGCTACCCTGTCAACCTTGTGCCTGTCCCTCAAGAATCTGGGATTAGCGCAGGGTTCTTGCGACCTGCTGATGGTTTGGTGGCTAATGGAACTGGGCCTGGCATTGACCGTGGTGGCGTATATTGGGATGGCATTTACTACAGAGTCATGGGTACTAAGCTAGTCTCAATTGATGAAGATGGTATTGTTACCGAACTCGGTGACGTTGGCGGTACAGAAGACAATCAAGTCACGTTTGATTACAGCTTTGACTTGCTTGCCATTGTTTCCGCTGAGAAACTTTATTATTGGAATCCAACGGCATCAACACTTGTACAAGTAACCGACCCTGACTTAGGCATTGTGCTTGATATGGTATGGGTAGATGGTTACTTTATGACAACCGATGGTGCAAGCCTAGTTGTCACAGAACTAAATGACCCAACACAAGTAAACCCATTAAAATACGGTTCATCTGAGATTGACCCTGACCCTGTTGTTGCATTGCTAAAGCTACGCAATGAGGTCTATGCTCTCAATAGAAACACAATAGAAGTGTTTGACAACGTGGGTGGTGAGTTCTTTCCATTCGCTCGTATTGATGGCGCACAGATTCAAAAAGGTGTGGTCGGCACGTTTGCTTGCTGTACATTCATTAATAGCATTGCTTTCTTAGGTAGTGGTCGCAACGATGCACCTGCTATCTATATCGGTGCTAATGCCACAACGCAGAAGTTAAGCACACAAGAAATTGATAATGTCTTGCTTGGGTTTACCGAGGCTCAATTAGCTAACGTTAAACTTGAGTCACGAAACAATAAAAGTCATGAGTACCTTTATGTGCATTTGCCCGATAGAACGCTTGTGTATGACTACGCAGCGTCTCAGGCATTAAGCACACAGGTATGGTTCACCTTGACCTCTAGCCTTGCTGGGTTCGCTCAATATCGTGCAAAGAACTTTGTATGGGCATACGATAAATGGTTAGTGGCTGACACAAAATCATCAACCATTGGCTATCTTGTCCAGAATACGGGACACCATTGGGGACAAGAAGTTCGTTGGGAATTCGGCACAGTTATCATTTACAACGAAGGCAAGGGTGCAATTGTTAATCGGCTTGAGTTAGTGGCTTTGACAGGTAATGTTGCTTTGAATACTAACCCGATGATTAACACCAGCTATTCGGTAGACGGTAAGAATTGGAGTCAAAACCGTAGCATTACAGTCGGTAAGATTGGCAACACACAAAAGCGTTTAGCTTGGTTTCAGCAAGGGCATATGCGTAATTGGCGTATACAGCGATTCCGTGGTGATAGTGATGCTCATGTGTCATTCATGCGGTTAGAGGCTCAAATTGAGCCATTGGCTTACTAATGAAGCTCAACCTCACCCGTGATCAGCTCGCTACATTCTTATCAGATTTTGAGCAAATCAAACAGTTTGAAAACTTGTTCTCTGTTGTTGATGAACTACAAGTCATTACGGGTACAGACTTTGAGTATCAAGCAGACACAGCCGCAGCTACTGCTAACGAGGCACTTGCACAAATTATTGCATTGGCACAAGACGTTGCTATCAATAGTGGTAACGCAGACCAAAAAGCTATACAAGCACTAGCCGAGCTAAACCGTCTTGCTAAAGAGTTAAATAATCTTGCTAAAGAGTTACAACTATTATTTACCGCACCTGTTGTCGAAAACAATAACTCAGTCAAAACAGACTATATAGATTTACGTCAAAATGCTCCGTACACCGACAGCATAGGCAGATTAGCATGGAACAATACAGACCAAACTGCTAACTTAGGCATGGATTATGGTGTGGTGCAACAAATCGGGCAAGAAACTTATGCTCGTGTGACGAACACCACAGGTGTAACCATACCTAACGGCTCAGTAGTTGGTTTTGCAGGTGCAACAGCAGACGCTATATCTGTTGCTCCTTATCTAGCAGACGGTGCTCAATCTACTTTGTATGTTTTGGGTGTTATGACTCATGACTTACCCGATTCAGGTGAGCGAGGTTACTGCACGACATGGGGTTTTGTTCGAGGTTTGGATACAAGTGGCTTTAGTGTAGGGGACATCCTATACGCTTCACCATTTGTCGCAGGTGCATTGGTTAATTTCAAGCCTACAGCACCCGATAATGTCATACCAGTTGCCGCTTGTATTGCTTCAGATGCGCTAGATGGTGTTGTATTTGTGCGACCAACGGTTACGCAGATGCAATATTACGGTGTATTTGCCAAGACTGTAGACACCACACCTGCATTAGCTGATACAGCTTACC